GTGAGGGGAGGGGAGGGGGCTTTTCGAGCGTTTTGCCCCCTAACCCCCAAACACCCTTTAGGGGGATTCAGGGGGCTAGGGGGCATCACGATTTACCACCTTTTCGCATCATCATGGCACTCGTTCAGCACCTGTGCCCCAACGGGATCTGTGCAGCAATAATTGCTTGCGTTCAAAAAGGGATCGAGTCGTAGGCCCACTCGTCGCAGCCAGCTTGCTGCACTTCGATAGGCGGGACGGCGCTGAACTTTTCGCACCAGCTCGTGCGGCTGCCGTGCTCACAGTGGCGGCAGCTCTTGTCGGCCAGCACAGTGCGCCAGTAGTCGGCTTCTTTCTGTGCCAGGCTGATCTTGATTTCTATCTCGGCGGGTCTCATGCGGGCTCTCCTTGTTTGCGCCAGACATAGCTGACGATCTTTGGATACTTTTCGTTTTTGGTGACGAGCAGCGCGATCGGCGTGCTCAGCACGTCGCTGCTGTAGTCAAGCCACTCGACGGCCTCGCGCGCGTTGCTGGGTATCGCGTCGATCGTTGAGCGCGTGCGCCACCACGACTCGGCCTTGCGCCTGGCATAGCCCTCGTGCGACAGGCACACCCACTCGCTGGCCTTGCGCAACATGCCGTCGTAGTACTCGACGCGCAGGCTCGGCGGTCCTTGCTCTTTCTCGTGCAGGCGGTAGCGCACATCGGTCACCACAGTGGTCTCGAAAAGGCTTTCTTGCTGGGAGCTGAGCACTGCAGCCGACGACGAGTGCGAGGTGTGCTTGATGCGCTCGGGCTCGGGGAAAAGAAAGCCGCAGTCCAGGCACTCGGGTGCAGCGGCTGCGTTTTGGCTCCCGCAGTTAGGGCACAGCTTGTGCGGTGCTTCGCCCTTGCGCCCACCGATGGGCATGCGGCCTTTGACTGCATCGACCGGACCCATGAGCAAAGTCGTGTCAGTAAAGTCAGCCCACAGGCAGTTGTCTTTGCCTGGCGAGATCCGCATGCCGCGGCCGGCGATCTGCACGTACAGCACCGGGCTCTTGGTGGCGCGAAGCAGGGCGATGAAGTCCACCGCCGGCACGTCAAAGCCAGTGGTCAGCACGGCTACGTTGACCAGGCAGCGGAGGCGCCCAGCCCGGTAGTCGGCGATGAGCTGAGCACGCTCGGCCTTGGGCGTCTTGGCACTGATCATCTCGGCCACCACGCCGCGGGCGCGCAGGGCGTCCCTCACATGCATGGCATGGTCGATGGTCACGGCAAACACCAGCCAGCGTTGCCGGTCCTTGGCCAGCTCCACGATCTCGTCGCAGGTGGACTCGACCAGTGCTTCGGTGTCGGTGACCTTGGCCAGCTCGCTGACAACGTAGTCATCGCCCGAGGTGCGGACGTCGTGCGCGTCGATACGGGTCACGGTTGCAGCCGGTACGAGGGGCGCCAGGAACCCCAGCTCCAGCAGCTCGCGCATCGAAACGCTGGTGGCGATGTTGGTGAAGAGCGGCTCGTCGCCTGCGGTGAGCCAGACCCCGTTGCCTCGAAATGGCGTGCCGGTCCAGCCGATGCAGCGTGTGTTTGGGCAGTACCTGGCCAGGTCGCCAAGGAAGCTGCGCCACATGCCCGCGTCCTTGGGGTTGATCAGGTGGCACTCGTCGGCCAGCACGATGTCGATCCGGCCGAGCAGGTGCGCGTCTTTCCAGATGCTGCCGATGGTGGCGTAGGTGATCTGGCAGCCCAGGTCTTTGCGGCCGGCGCTGGCGCTGTAGATCCCGATGTCTGCGCCTGGCCAGACGGCCTCGATCTTCTCGACGTTCTGCTCCAGCAGTTCTTTCTGGTGGACCAGCACCAAGATGCGCGTGCCTGGGTACTCAGCGTCTGCACGCTGGGCCAGCAGAGCGATCATCAAAGACTTGCCGGCGCCCACGGCGGCCTCAACGATTGGGTTGCCGCCGTCGTGCTTGCTGAACCATTTCCACAGCTCGTCCAGCGCACGCGATTGGTAGGGGCGGGGGGTCACCTCCAGATCCCCTTGATGTACAGCGGCTTGAAGCTGTTGTTCGAGCTGGCAGCCAGTGCGAAGCCAGAGGTCTTGACGAGGAAGCCCTGCCTGGTAGCGCGTCGGGTAGCGGCGCCCCAGGCCCGCAGGTCCGGCGGCTCAGTCAGGCCGGCGGTGAGTTGGCGCAGTTGCTCGATGGTGAACTCCGAGCCTGGGTGCTGGGTCGCAGCCCAGCCCAGCGCTTCGGCAGCCTCCTCAACCCAGCCCTCGGCCTCTTGGTTGGCGTGACTACCTGAGCGGTCCATGCCGGACTCGGCGGCGCCCTGAGCTGCGGTGTGATTGATCATGCAACCACCCGGCTGTCAAAGCCCTGGCCCGCCATCTCGCCCTTGAGTTTGGCTACATCACCAAGCAGCAGCTTGCTTTCGATGTCGCGGATCTCCTGGCTGGCCAGGGCGCCTGGGCCTTCACCGTTCGAGAACAACGCGCCGGCCTTGTCCACGTAGACGACGTCACCATTGTGATAGTCGGACCTCGTGGCGAAGCGGTCCAGCAGGATGGGGATGTAGCGGTGCGAGCTGCAGCCCTTGCGCTGGTACTCAACGCTAGGGATTGGCTCGACCATCTCGGCGTTGCGCGAGCATTCCCACAAGGCTTCGCCGCCGGCTGTCGCTGGCGTGCTGTGCGCGCAGGTGCGGCAGTTGACCGCGGGCGCAGCCTCGCCGTGGCAGTGGTCATGGAAGTCGCACATCTTGCAGACAAACCAGCTCGGGTCTTGGCTGATCTTGAGGGGCGGCTCGCTGGCATGGATCACCCGTTCAGCGCGGGCTCGCAGCTTGTCGAACTCGGCTTGGTCAAACTCCAAGCGCTCGCTGTACAGCTCGTCATTGTTCTTGTTGACGGCCATGTAAAACGCGCGGGTCATGCCCGTCAGGCCCATGTAGATTTGCATTTGCGCCATGTGCTGGGGCTTGGCGGCGGCCACACCTTTCTTGGCCAGCTCGTTGAAGCTCTTGTCGTTGTGCGTCTTGAACTCCACGACGTGCCAGGTCTTGGGTGACTCGGGCAGGCCGACGCATGCGCCGTCCATGCTGCCGGCAAAGTGGCCGCCCAGGTCGGACACGCGCCACTGCTTGCCGTCCGGCGTTGTGTCGTGGACCTCGACGCCCGTGCGGCGCAGGTTGTCTACAAAGCGGCCCTCGGCAAGCTGGCCAGTCTCGAACAGGCGCAGCATCCGGCCGCTAAATTTCTTGCTGTCTACCCAACGGAACGTCAGCCAGAGGTAGCGCTCGCATGGGTGGCCAATCAAGCTGGCGCCCAGGTGAGGGCGGTTGCCGGTGTCGGCGTCCTGCTCGTAGGCCTGGTAGATCAGGCCGACGGTGGTGTGGATTGGGGCGGGCATCTTGGCCATGTGGGATTTCTCCGTGAGTGATAAATCCATGCCCCTGCACGCAAGGGCACAGGCTGATTACTCGGCGGCTACTGCCTCGGCTGCAGGCTCAATGGCGGCAGGCGCCTCGGCCTCTGCGGCAGCCTGGGCCGCCTGTTGCAGCTCCTGGGCTTGCACCATGTACTGAGCCCAGATCTCATTGACCAGGCCGTCGATGTTGGGATCGGGCAAAGGCGAGATGCTGCGCAAGGCTTTGACAACCAGCTCGACGCCGGCCGGTACAAATTTGATGGTGATGATTGGGGGCTGGTTCACGGTTCTTCTTTCTAGTTACGGTGGTGGGAAATAGGTGGGGCCGCTACTCGCTGCGTCTGGTGTGCCAGCATCCGCTTTTGCAGCCCCGAAAAACTTAGGCTGCCTTCTTGGCCCACGGGGGCGTTGCGCCGGCTGCCGCGGTGGCCTGCACAGGCATCGACGGTGGGGCCGGGCGCTGGGCCATGCCTGCCACGATCGCGTGACCGTGGACCGGGCTGCCGCCGAGAGGCTGAAACCCGTTGATCTCGTTCTGGTCCTCGTACTGGCCGGTGTCATCCTTGCGGACTTTGACCTTGATCTGCACGGGTTTGTTGTGCAGCTCGGCGGTGTCCTGCATGCGGACAATGCCAAGGCTCTCGCACAGCTCGCGCAGTTGCTGCTGGGCGATCAGCTCGGCCTTTGGGCTGCCGCTGTGCCGCACGTTCAGACGCATCCAGACCTTGCGGCCACGGGCGCCGTCAGACAGGACTTCAAACGTCAGCTTGAGCGCTTGGCCCAGGCCAGACTTCAAGGGCACGAGTTCAGACTCGATGACCTGCGCGGTGTACCAGCCGGCTGCAAGCAGCGCGTAGCTGTTCTCGCGTTTCTCGACGGTGTTGGTATCAAAATTAAAGTTCGCCATGATGGGTGTCCTTAGTTGGAAAATAAATCAATGTGATATGCGGCGTGATGAAGCCCACGCAGCTCAGGCTGTCACAGCTCCGCGGATCTTTTCGGCGATCGCGGAAATGTTGGGTTGCTCGAACATGTCAAGGGCGCCAGAGCGATCCTTGGCCGAGTAGTTGAAGTCGCGGCTCGTCTGCAGCCAGCGTGTTGGGGCGCCCTCGGCATCCTTCTCAACGCGCAGCGTGAGCACCTCATCGAAGAAGTATTCGATGCCGTTCTTGAGCTGGTTGCCTGGCATGCTCGGGCCGTACAGGAGGGCGCCAGTCGCCTCGTCCTTGGTCTTCTCCTGCTTGCACAGGAACAGCACGTTCTTGCCAGGAAGGTCGCGAAAGGCGCGGATCAAGTCAGTCATCTTTTCGGCCAGCGAGCCATACGCCTGGCGCGGATCCTTGGCGGTTTTCTTCTCGTGGGTCAGGACCACTTCGGCGATCTCGCTGATGGAGTCCAGGCAGACCCACGAGAAGTCGGCGCCATCAGGTCCAGCCACGTAGGTGTAAGCCTCGTGCAGCTCCTCTAGCGTCTTGACCTCGATCACCGGGATGTCGTGGCCGCGCAGTGAGAGCAGGCCGGACTCGGCGCTGATGATGATGGTGGGCTCGCCCGTGGTGGCGCAGAGCGTGGTCTTGCCGGCGCCGGCTGGGCCGCTGACAAGCATCTTGATGCCGTCCATTGCGGCGTCTTTGGTGGACTTAAGTTGAATAGCCATTGTGATATGTCCGGTGAGGTTTAAGCGATCTCGATCTTGACCGACGGGGCTGCCGGCTTGGACTCGATGAATTTGCTGGCGGCAGCGATGGCGCCGTCTTCCAGCTTGCGAAGGGCGCTGACGCTGACGTCTGGATTCCACTTGAATGCTGACTGCACGTCGGGTGCCAGGGTTGACCAGGCGGCAGTCAGGGCGTCGGCGTCCACGCTGCGGGTGACCTTGTAGGTGACTGAGACCTTCAGCCCCATGTCTTCGAGCTTGACGCTCTCGGTGCCTTCGGCCTTGCCCTTGTTCATCAGGGTAGAAATTTGCTCGTCGATCTTGCGGCGAGCTTGGATGGCGGAGTCCTCATTGCGCTTGGCTTCAATGCGGGCGGCGACGAGTTCATTGATGGAAATGCTTTTCATGGTGTGTCCTTAAAGGAGTGGGTTGTTACCGTGCGTCTCAAAATCCAGTTTATCACAATGGTGATATGCGTGTGTATTTTTTTAAGCTGGTTCGTAGGTGAGCGCCTGTAAGTTGCGGATCTTGTCCTCGATCTCATTGAGCTGGACTTGAGTCTGGCTACGGATGCTTTGGGCCTGTTCGCGAAGGGCTGCGATCTCGGCGCCAACGAGTGTGTCCGTGTCAAAAAGTTCCACCGTGACCGTGCCGCGGCCGACCAGGGTGTAGCCGCTGGGCGCTATGTCGATGATTGTGTAGAGCAGGGACTGGGAAACGTCCTCGCGGCCCAGGACGTCGGCGACAGAGCTACCGTAGGGGCTAACGTAGGCGTTGATTTCGGTGGAGACAGTGCGTGACATAGTGGTTCCTTTTTTCAGTTGGGACGCCAGACCAAAAGGTCCAGCGCGAGGGTGACAAGGGTTGCGGTGTAAGCCAGCGCGATGGCCAGCTTGACGAGATGGGCGGTCATTAGGCGCCGGCCTTGACCGGCTCGCTCAGCTTCCAGCCCGCGTCTTCGTATCCTGGCAGCGCGCAAACCGCTGCGCGCTCGATGCCTTCAAGAATTGCAAAGGCTTCGGTCTCTTGCCAGTCGCTGGTCTCGCACGACTGGTAGTGGAGGCAGTGGCAGGCCTTGATGATGTCGATCGCCTTAAGGCTGGTGTAGCCGAGCGCCACGGGCTTGTACTTGAAGCCGGCCGGGTCATCGCACTGCTTGTAGCGGGCGTTGACGCTGCGCACGTTCTCGGCAAACAGAACGCTGGCAATGCGCCTGGGGCTTTCACGCACGTCACGGCGCTTGCCCTCCCAGTAGTAACTGACCGCGCTCATGCCGTGCTGCTGGGCGGCCCAGGTCACAAGGACGTTGATGTGGTAATCGCTGACTAAGTATGCGGACATGGTGGTCTCCTAAATCAATGTGATAGTTCAGATGCTCTCGATGGTCTGTGCGTAGCTGTCGCCCATGCGGTCCGCCACGTAGTCAAAGCTGCCCTTGCTGCCAGGCGCCACGGCGTCACGCGAAGGGATCCGATTACCAAAGTAATCGCGGGCGCTGTCCCTGCCAAGCAAGCAGGCGCCAGCCTCAATGGCCGCCATCATGGCGAGTCCGTAGCTGCCCTGGAACGACCAGGCGCTTCCGCTGTTGATGGCTTTCTGCAGGCTGGCGTAGTACTCCAGCTCGCTGCAGTCGTTGTCCGCGCCTTCAATGTTGTCGATGTCATTCAAGTCAAACATTGCGTCTCTCCTTAATCAATGTGAT